CCTAATGATGTCTACAATGAAGTTTCAGATAAAGTTATAGAAAAACTAAAACTATTTGATAAAGACATTGGTGAATATCTTAGCCGCTATGGAGTTAAAGAAGCGGATGAAGGTCTTGCTAAACTTTGGTTACATTATGGAATAAATCGAAAGCTCTGTAAGAAGCCAGTGATGTGTTTACCTTATGGCTTAAAAAGATTTAGCTGTAGGAAATATATTGAAGACCATGTTGTACGTGAACTACAAGAACGAAATACACCTCATCCATTTGGTGATGACTTATTTAAAGCCAGTCAATTTTTAACAAGAGTGGTATGGGAAAGTATTGGTGAAGTAGTTATAGGTGCAAGAGAAGTTATGAAATTTCTACAAGACGTAAGTAGTTTAGTTTCATCTGAAAATCTTCCTATCACTTGGACTACACCATTAAATTTTCCAGTTATGATGTTAAATTATGAAATGGAGAGTAAGCGTGTGAAAACTAAGATGGGAGACCAGATTGTAAAATTAACTATTCAATCTGAAACTGATAAAATTTCTAGACGTAAGAGCCGTCAGTCCGTAGCTCCAAACTGGATACATTCTTTAGATGCATCTTGTTTACAATTAGCTGTGACAAAAGCACATGCCGCAGGTATTGGTAGTTTTGCAATGATACACGATAGTTTTGGTGTCTTAGCACCAGACTATAGGATTATGGCAGAGTGTATTAGAGATGCGTTCTGTGAAATCTATAAAGAGGATGTATTAAAAAAATGGGCAGACGAAATGTATGCCATGTTGTCTCCAAAAAACCAAAGGAAGTTTCCACCGCTGCCTAAAAAAGGCAACTTGGATTTGGATTTAGTTAAAAAGAGTGTCTTTTTTTGTATCTAAACATATGTCTACACATGTGTGGGAGATAAGTTCCCCTTTTGGCAACCTAAACATTAACAATAACAAAGGAGTTATATGCCAAAAATAGAAGCAAAAATCAGTGTAAGTGGTGAGTTTATTTATCCCCATCTTACAAGAGCTGATGTTCGTTTTAATCCAGAGGGTGAATATAAACTTACTCTTAAAGCTAAGAAATCAGACGCAATCGCTATGGTTCAAGAATTAGACCAAGCATTAGTTGACAGTCTAGCGGACGCAGAAAAAAAGAACAAAGGCAAGAAGGTTAAGGAAGCTCCAAAACCTTACACTGTTGAAGGAGACAATGTCTTTTTCAAATACAAAATGAAAGCTAGTGGTGTAAACAAAAAGACACAAGACAAGTTTACTCAAAGACCACAGCTTTTAGATAGTAAGAAAAATCCAATTCCGAATGGTACATCCATTTGGGGGGGTTCAGTTGGAAAAGTCGCTTACCAGTTAATCCCTTACTACGTACCTGCAATCGGTGCTGGAGTAAGTGCTAGATTAAAAGCGGTACAAATAACTAAACTAGTTGAAGGTTCAGGTTCAGCATCTTCTGATTTATTTAAAAAAGAAGATGGTTTTGAAGCTAAACCAGAAATCTCAAATGGCTCTGCGAATGCAAAGACCGAAGTACAAGACAGTACAGATTTCTAAGACCGTTAAGTTGAAGTCAGGGTTGGAACAAGCTATATATTCATTTCTTCTTTCTAATAATGTTTTATTTTCATATGAAACATTAAAGATTAGCTTTGACCAACCCACACAGAAACGGATTTACACACCTGACTTTCCTATAAAATATTCTTTTATAGTAGAAGGCAAAGGTGCTTTTAATTCAGCTGATAGAAAAAAACATAGACTAGTTAAACAACAACATCCTGAATATGACATTCGATTTATATTCTCAAATTCAAAAACAAAAATTGGAAAGAAAAGTAAAACAACTTACGGAATGTGGTGTGACTTATTTGGTTTTAAATATCACTGCATCCACTCAACTAAAACATATTTACCAGAAAACTGGCTAAAAGAAATTAAGGAAAAACAAAATGGCAAGAAAATCAACTAAATTTATTGTGATACATTGTTCACAAACAAGACCTTCACAAAACTGGGGTGCTAAAGAAATAGATAGAGTTCACAGAGAATTTGGATGGACAAAAATTGGCTACCATAAGGTCGTTAAAAGAGATGGCACTATTGAAGATGGTCGTGGACTAGATGAAATAGGAAGTCATGTTAGAGAACATAATGGAAATTCTATAGGAGTTTGCATTGTTGGTGGAGCTAAAGAAGAAAATTATAAAGAACCTGAAGATAACTTTACAGGTGAAACTTGGGAAAGTTTAAAAAAATTATTAGAAGAATTAGTATTAAAATATCCTGAAGCAAAAATAGTTGGACACTATGATTTAGACAAACATAAAACCTGTCCTAATTTTAATGTTCAAGAATATTTACTTAACGAAGATATAAAGAATTATAAATTTCAAGAAGAAGGTGTCCTGACGGAAGGTGATTTGAATGAATTACGAGAAGCAGGAGAAATCTAATTTTATTAGACATCTTCCTTGTACAGAATGTGGCAGTCGAGATAATTCTGCACTGTATTCAACAGACGCAGGTATTTCCCATACGTATTGTTTCGGTTGCCGCATAAGAAAAGATTTAAACCCAGCAACAGAATTACCAGAAACAACAACAGAAAAGAGAATAACAAATATGATTAGCGGAATAACTGAAGCCTTACCTAAAAGAAAAGTTGATAGTGAAACTTGTAAAATATTTAATTATGAAACAGGTGAATACAACGGAACTAAGGTTCATATAGCCAATTACTTCGATAAAAATTATAAAAAAGTAGCACAACATATAAGATTTCCAGATAAGAAATTTATCTGGCTAGGCGAACCAAATGATATTTCTTTATTTGGTCAACAAAATTGGCGTGATGGTGGCAGAACTATAATTATTACTGAAGGTGAAATTGATTGTATGTCAGTTTCTAAAGTACAAGGTAATCGATATCCAGTAGTATCCGTACCATCAGGAGCAGCTTCTGCTAAAAAATATATTACTAACGAATTAGAATGGCTTTCCAAATTTGAAAATATCATATTGATGTTTGATAACGATGAAGCAGGATTACAGGCATCAGTAGATTGTGCAAATATTTTACCTGTAAGAAAAGTTAAGATTGCTAAATTACAAGCTAAAGACCCTAGTGAATTATTAACAACAGGTCGTGGTGATAAGATAGTAAATGCAGTTTTTGAAGCTAAGTCTTACACACCACAAGGCATTATAAAAGGTTCAGATACAAAAGATTTATTATTAAAAGATGAGTACGTTGAAAGTGTTCCTTACGTTTGGAATGGTTTAAATAAAAAATTACAAGGATTAAGAGTTGGAGAATTAACTTTATTATGTGCAGGTTCAGGTACAGGTAAATCTTTAGTCTGTAGAGAACTAGCAGTTGATATAATTCATAAAGGTCACAACGTAGCTTATTTGGCATTAGAGGAGAGTGTAAAAAGAAGTATTAGGGGTTTAGTAGCAGTAGAACTTAATGCTCCAATACATAATTCAGAAGTAAGAAATAAAATTCCACAAAAAGATTTAATAGAAGCATGGTCTAAAATTAAAGATAAAGTTTATTTTTATGACCATTGGGGTAGTCAAGACGCTGATGATTTAATCAACCGTATTAGATATATGGTTCAAGCCTTAGACTGCAAATACGTTTTCCTTGACCACATATCCATTGTTATTTCAGGGCAGGAAACAAATGACGAAAGAAGGTTAATAGATATGACTATGACCAAACTTCGTAAACTTGTTGAAGAACTGAAAATAGCAATGGTTGTGGTTTCACATCTTAAAAGACCTGAAGGTAAAACTTCACATGAAGAAGGATTACAAACTTCTTTATCTCATTTAAGAGGTTCACATTCACTAGCACAAATACCAGATACCATTATTGGTTTTGAGAGAAATCAACAAGATGAGAGTAATAATAATATTATGTACGCAAGAGTTCTTAAAAATAGATTTCTTGGAGACACAGGTATAGCTGCAACTTTAATTTACAATAAAGAAACTGGGCGTTTGACAGAAGGTGAGTTTGATGAATGAAGCACTACTCACTAAATTTATTTTATCTTTTCTTATAGATAAAGATGATTATTTAGAGTTGTCACAGAAGCAACAACAAGTAGTTTTCGAAACTTGTAAAACTATAATGAAAGCTATTTACCATAGCATCAAATTTGAAAATGTTTTCCCAGTAATTATGTGTGGTGATGTAGAAGCTAAAACCATAATCTCAAAAGCAATCAAGTCTGTAGAAGAAATATTACCAAGCACAAATAAAATTACCATATCACTAATACATTAAATGAAACTTAAAGTTATAGACCTATGTTCAGGCATTGGTGGCTTTAGTTATGGATTAGAACAGACAGGATATTTTGAAACAATTCAATTTGTTGAAATAGATAAGTTCTGCCAAAAAGTATTAAAAAAAAATTTTCCAAATATACCCATACATGAAGACATTAAAAACTATAATCCAATTAACGCTGATGTTGTTACAGCAGGTTTTCCTTGCCAACCATTTTCAGTTGCAGGGAAACGAAAAGGAATAAATGACAACAGAAATCTTTGG